CTTGTGCGAGATGATGAATACATTTGTCCCTGATCCGAGAGTGTGGATGATCTTCATCAGGTTCTCGATACCTGCCTCATCAAGTGAGGAGTCGAATGTCTCGTCCAGCACCAGTAGATTAGTGCTGATACTATTTTTCATCTTGGCGACCTGCCTCCAAGTGAACAACAGAGATAAGTCAATGCGTTGCTTTTCGCCTTCACTAAACGATTCATATGAGAAGGCATCACGGTGTCTTGAACGAATCGTTTCTTGGAACGACTCGTCAAGGTCGAAGTGGACATAAAAGTCGAGGATCTGTAGATACTGATTCACAAGTTGATTAATCACTGGCAGGTACTGCTTGATGATCTTGGTCTTAATGCCAGTGTCTTTCAGCATTTCGGAGATAACAGAATTGTATGCTGCCTGATCATGCAGGGTGTTCTTATTTCCCACAAGTTCGTGGTACTCTTTTGTGAGCGTGTCAAAATCGTCGTTTGCTTTCGACAGATCAGACTGATTGTCAGACAGAGACTCGATCTCTGCCTTTGCCTTCTCCATCAACACATTGTTTGCTGCTATGGTAGAAAGGTTGACATTCACTTGTTGTTGCAGATCATTGACCTGCTGCATTTTTGTTTCTAATTCATTAAGTTCTACAAGTGAGGTTTCCCTTTGCGATCTGACCTGAGAGAGATGTGATTGTAACTCATTTGCCTTAATTTTTGAGTCTTCGAGTTTTCGTACCTTGAGTTCATTACTGATTTCTTGCGAGCAAGTTGGGCAGGTCTCATTCTTCTCATAAAATTTATGTTCCTTAACAAGCGATTTTATATTTGTGAGAGTTTCGGTTTCGTTTTGCGTGTGCGACGTAATAATGTCTCGTTGGGTCTGAAGTAACGGAGTAACCTCGCTGCTAATAGCAGACGCCAGATTCTGATTTTCTGCATTCGTTTCGACCAGTTGCTGGGTTGTTTTGAAGGTTTCAGAAATAAGATCCTCTTTTTGCTTTTTGACATCATTATTTATCTTTGAGATGTCTCTGATATACTTCTTTTGGGCATCAGTTTTGGTCTCATTTATCTCAATCGCATGAAGCACTTGGTTGATCTTCTCTTTAAGAGAAGCATTTTTTTCTTTAAGAATTGTGTTCATCTTCGAGAACACACCGATGTCCAATAGATCCTCGATGACGTCGCGGCGGTGGTATGCACCCAACTGCATGAACGGAATGAATGAGGAGGAACCAAGGACGACCACCTGATGGAAAGTCTTGTGAGTAAACTTGAGGATATTGGACTCGAGAACTTTCTGATACTCCTTGTTGTGGGAGTTCTGATTGATCATTGTACCGTCGACATAGATCTCGAACTTGACAGGTTTGTATCCACGGATAACCTTATACTGCTTGTTGCCAATCTCAAATTCTATCTCAACCTGCAATCCCTTATTATTGACGGAATTGATCAACTGGATTTTATTAATGTTACGGTGGGGTTTACCAAACAACGCAAAAGAGAGTGCGTCGAGCATTGTCGACTTACCCGATCCATTCTGCCCCACAATCAGCGTATGAGAGTTTGAGTTGAGATCAATCTCAGTAAACTTGTCGCCTGTCGACAGGAAGTTTTTGTATCGCAGTTTCTTAAAAACAATCATGCTATCTCCATAGACTGTGCCTCAGTCATCAAGTCGCTCATCTCTGCCTTCAAGCGATCCTTGTCGAGCACAGTTTCTACATTATCAACGTATTGTCCGAGGAGAGTATGGGTATCCTCAACCTCAATACCCTCATCACCCACATTACTGCCTAAGAACTCAGAGAAATCCTCTTGTATCTTCAACTCATAGATGCTACGCTGTTGAACTCTGTCAAGGAAACGGTCAAAGGTGAAGGGGTCGGACTTATTGATGACAACAATCTTGACGAACTTATTGTCAAGGTGCTCGAGGTCCATCTCAAGGTAGTCCTTCTTCTCGTCGTCATACATGACCTTCTCGTACAGAGTCATGGGATTACGAACAGGCGTCAACTCGCGAGTGTCAGTATCGAGGACATGGAAGAACTTATCATCGTGGGCATCGTTCCAGAAGAATTCCATCTGGGATCCGAAGTAGTGAATGTTGCCCTGATTGGACTTACAATGATAGTGACCCGATAATACTAACTCGAATCGTTGTAAGTTCTCTGTAGACATACCATGAGTACACGGCACACCACGTAGCATATCAAACCCATTGAGTTCGAAGTGACCGCCGATTACATCTGCTCTACAGTTACGCAGGAAGTCATCGATCTCCTTCTCATTCTCTTCACAGATCCACGGCACCAGTCCGATCTTCAGGGCATCAAACTCGAGAACAGTGGGTTCCATATGAATGGTAATCTCATTCATGTAGTGACCGTACAGTTCCTTGAGAGCGCAGACCTTCAGAGTGTTCTTGAAATAGATGTCGTGGTTCCCTGGAATGATATCCATGGTGATCCCATACTCACGTAATTTCTCGAGGAAGTGTAGGCGGTGGGAGTTGAGTGCCTTATAGTTTACAAACCTTCGATGCTCGAGCGCATCACCCAAGTGGATGATGTGCTTAATACCATTTTCGAGTAGATAAGGAAAGAACACCTTGGTATAAAAGTCGTCTTGATTCTGTATGAAAATGTCAGACGAGTTCCTGATACCACAGTGCGTATCGTTCAGAAAAGCGATTTGCAATGCTATTCTCCTAAGAAGTTAGAGAGGTCTGAGTCAGCAGTTGGCGTTCTCTTGTTGGTCATCTTCTTCTTATATGTGCTGAACTTTTGGTCTTTGTCTTTTACATCATCAATGCGGCGACGCAAGTTATCAACAAAAGACTGGACTGCCTTCGCTGCTTCCGGATCCTCATTGGCATCTACCATGAACTCATCGAGGGCACCTTCAGCAATGAAGCGGAGTTTGACATCCTGTTGCTTCTTCTCTCTTTGAATACGGCGAATGAACGCGAACCATGCGATCTGAGTGAAGTATCCGAAAGCGTTGGGTTTGCCAGAGCGAGTGGCGTTCTCGACGTTGTAGTTCTTGATCGCCTTCAGGCAATTCTCAACAGCGTCCATGACCATCTCTTCACGATAGGAATAACGGACAAAGTTTGACTTTCGGGAAAGACCTTCGCAAATCTTGAGAAAGCACTCAGCGATATATCTGGTGACAACAGGCGGTTGATCGCCATTGTCGATAGCGGCATTTGCCTCAGTGACGTACTCGACAATTGCGTTCGAGAAGTCTCTGTTGTTTACATAGTGTGGTCTTTCGCTTGGTTTCATAACACATCTCCATCATATTAGATACTCTATTATACTCATTCAGACTCTTCCGTCAACAGTTTTTTTCTGCTACTCAATGAGACTACATTTCCCTTCTGAGATGTTGCAATTGCATCAGGTTTCGAGGAGTCCTGCCCTTCCTTCTCCCACATTGCTGACATTAACTCAGTCTGTATCTGTTCGATCGAACCCATGTACTGGTCTAATACAGTCTCAGAGGGTAGGGTAACGCACACCACAGAGATGGGATTCAGCGAGACATTCTTCTCGAGGTCGTCGATGTAGGATATGAAGGGTCGGAGCACATAGAACGATTTATTGGGTTCACTTTCATACTCTTCCCATAGGTCGGGGTCAAGTGGTTCCATGATAAGAGCATTCTTGATGATGAATGACTCTACTGTACTCTCTACCACTTCAGCAAGCAATTCCTCGCCGTTGAGGAGTTTAAATTGAGCAACGTTGCCTTCATACGTCATATATTCACCTTATGGAGTTCGAATTCGAACTTCTCCTTGTTGTACATCTTGATTCGCTCACCCGCATGTTTCAGGGTGAAGTTCTTTTTTGACTGGTGTTGCAAGTCGTCGGTGATGTCATACAATATTGTGTCTTGTCCGTTGTCTGCTTTTCGGAGTCCTCTCCCAATAGACTGGAGAACCTTGACTTGTGATTTGGAAGGACTTGCGAAAATAATATTATGGAGGTTCCTAATGTTAATACCAGTAGAAAAAGTCCCAAGACTTGCGACAACGATAGCATTTTTTGATCCCTCTACAATTCCACGTATTGCTTCTCTGTCTGTGACATCGGTACCACCGTGCACATAGAAGCACTGTTCGGATAACTCTTTGATCATCTTATGTAAAACTTCACCGTGTTTCTCAACATACTGGTACAAGACCAAAGTGTTGCCCTTTTGTGTGACAGCAAGATTTCGTATGAACTTGTTTCTTGCCTCGTGCGCAACCAAAAAGTCAATTTCTTCTTGGTACTTGTACTCAGATACTATTCTACGCATTTCGGTTGGATAGTCAAGCACCAAACATTGTATGTTCAATTTAGCAAGAGTGCCCTTGTCTTGCAGATCGCGTGTGAAGGTCACTCGTTTGGTCGGACCGAACAGTCCCTCCAGCACCAGTTTATTCACCTGCGATCCATCTAAAGTGCCTGTTGTGCCAAAACGATATTCTGCTTCGGTACACTTGTTCATGAGTGTCGACAACGACTTCGCTTTGAACAGGTGGCACTCGTCGCCGAACACACAACCGAACGCATCGAACCAGTCTTTACCCAGACGGTAGACTGACTGCCACGTTGTAATGATGATCCGCTTCTTCGTAATCTTGTCCTTTCCGGAATAGATCCGGTGCACTTCTTCCTCAACGTCCATACCATAATCGGCAAAGTCTTTGTACATCTGCTCTACGAGAGAGGTCGTCGGCACTATGACAAGAACGCTCTTGTCATAGTTGTCCATATACCAACGAGCGAGGTTGTAAATGATAAACGACTTGCCAGAACCTGTTGGTGAGAGAAGCAAACAACGCTTTCTCTCGATACCATGAGTGATCGCTTCATACTGATAGTCACGAGGCGGGAAGGGCATCTTCCACATTGCCTGCGATGCTACCAACTTCTGATGATCTACCGTGTTTGTCTTGTTTGGCAGACCATAGGGCGAAAACTCCATCTTAATGTGATAGTGACGATCAGCGGCGAACCTACAGAGTTTGGTGTATAATCCGACATTCAACTCACA